CATCTGTCGGAACAGGGCAGGGGTGAGGTCCCGGTTGGTTCCAGCGTTACTAAGAACGGTGGAGGTGTACCGAGGGTTGTTAGTGATATTTACCGACTGAAAGGACGTGGTGTCCGCGTCGTCAATCAGCTTATCCAGGCCAGTTACTGCACGGTTAATGGCACCGTTCCAGACGAGCTTATCGGTAGCAGCTGCGCCGCTCGGGTCAAGGCCGCTGAAGTTAACCAGCGAGTTGCCCGATGCATTGAGCGCTTGCTCAACGTTGCTAATCGTAATGTCGCCGCGATTGGTTGCCAGGCTGGTGTCGTACTGCTGATAAGTACCCCCATCCCAAAGCATCCGTGCGTCATCAACCTGAACGTCAATCTGGTTGCTGCCCGATGCAGAACCAATGTTCTGGACAGTTGCAACAGACCCATCTCCGTTACGGAAGAAGAATCCGTTCTCAAACTTCAGGATGTTGTTCATGAGGCCTTTGACCTCAGAAGTGACAACATCTCGTGCTACGTTAGGCGACTTGGCCGCAGTTGCCATGGCACCGTCAGTAATCTGAACAGAGCCTACGGTAAACTTACGGAACGCCTTGTAGGTATCGTAATCTTGCTTATCAGCAGTCGGGAACGCGCCACCATCTTCGACGTATCCGATTGCAGTACTTCGCGCAGTATGGAGACGACCCTCGATATGAGAACCAGTCCACTTGTCCTGCTGGCGAACCAGCGAACGCGCTTTCGATGTATGGTTAAGAGTCTCAACCACGCCGTCTAAGAAACGGGTGAACGTGAGACCCACGTTGTCAATATTTACACCAGCCATAACCTACTCCTTATGCGACTGGTGGCTCATTAGCCGCGATCCAGTCGACGTGAGAATCAAAACCTGCCTTGCGGAGTTGCGCCAGGCTCGGCATTGATAGCCCGCCCTGTGCCTGTCTCCGCCCTGCGGGTGCCGGCTTTGGAACTGCTCGGCTCTTGCGTACTTTCTTACCCTCACCATTCGACCGGGTTTTAAGCCGGGCCATATGGTAATTGTCCATGTACGCCTTGAGCTTTCCAGCAGCTTCCTTCGGCTCAATTCCAAATGCACCTGCGTACGCTAAGATCATCTCGTCAGCTTCCGCCGAGAGACGACTCGCATCTTCCTGTGCAAACCCATTCAGAAGAGTTTCGGATCGTGCCTGCTCGGTTTGCTGAGTGTAGTACGCGTATCGCGCATTACGCTCAGACTCCTGCTTGGCAGTCGCCCTTGCCTGCTTCTCTTGCTCCAGCTCCTTGCGTAGCGAGGCAACCTGCTGATTGACCGCACCGCTAGATTGCGCGCCAGCCTCTTGGAGGATGTCACGCTTGAGCTGCTCAAGAGGAGTTAGGTTCTTGTACTCCTCTGTCTGTTTCTGCTGTTGAAGCATTTGCAGCTGCTGTTGCTGCTGCTGTAACTGCTGGGACAATGCATTCGCATTACCGGCCTGGCTCATCTGATGCTGCACGTACTGCTGCATCTTGGCCAGCTCTTGCTGGTAGTACTGTTGCTGCTGCCCTAGCTGCTGCTCCAACTCTTTCGTGCGGCCCGATAGAGTTTGAATCCTCTTCTGCGCTCTCGGAGTGGGCTCCTCTGGAGCCTGCTCTTCCTGCCCTTCAAGGGACAAGCTATCGATCCCACGATCTACTTCATCGGGTTCCGGCTCAGCATCTTCTGAGTACCCTGACTCCTGTCCAAGCTCATCACTGAGCCCTTGGAAATCCGAGTAGTCCTCCAGCGCAGAATCATCTACCGCGCCTTCGAGTGGTAATCCTTCGTTGTCCGAAACATCACCGACATCACCCATCGACACATCAGCCATTCTCAACCCCTCCAGCGAATTACGTCCGCAACACGATTACAGGTGCACTCGTTGGTTACAGCGATTACGTCGCGACACGGGTACCTTCGACTGCAATGCAATTAAACAACTGTAGACAGGTCGTGTCAACAAACGTTTCACGTGGAACACTATTGTTGCCAATGTAAACAGATAAATACAGGGTAGTGAGAGGTAGGGGGGGGACTCACTACCCCTGTGGGACAGATACTTTAGAGTAGCTGTCACTGTAAAAAAGCTGCGATTCCTGATATTTTTGCGATTCGGGCCCCGAAGATTCCCTCGAACCCCGAAGGTTCCCTCTTCTGAGAGGGGGCATCTTCGCCCGATGAGGGGATCTTCGGCAGTGGTGTTAGATCTTCATACCGGAGTTGTTTTTATAACGGAGTTAACCTTCTCGGTTCTGCTGAACCCTGGCCATACCTTCGGCTGCCCGGTCGGCTTGCCCGACCTGGGCCCCAGCATCAGATGCGACATCGCCACCGGGGGCCATATCGGTACCTAATCTGCCAGGATTATTAGCGCTTCCACCTGGGGCGCTCTGGTCTGGGCCACCAGCGGGACCACCAGGCATGCCGTCAACGGGGACCGGTGGTTGGCCCTGCATTGCCCAACCAACGTAGAACATCCACAATTGACGCACCTGGTCACGGAGCGCAGGATCTGCTCGTCTCCCTGGTCCACGGAGCCAGCCGAGCAGCTCCTCTCCAAAGATCATGGGGTCATCCTCGATTGACGGAACAAACTGCTGACCTTTTTCGATGAGGTATGGAATCCTCGAAGCCACTGCTCGCTCACTCGCCTCGTCGTCATAACCAACCTGGGGCATCTTAATCTTCGCATGCCGCATAAACGCTTTGATGTCAGGCGCTCCCGTCTGGGGATCCATGAACACACCGGCATTCATGAGGTCCAGGGCCTGGGTCATACGGACGGCAGGGTTCCGGCTGAGACCGTCCTCTTGCTCGATTTGAATGTCGTATCCTGGCTGGAGGCGGATCTCATCGAAGGAGTAGGTCTGCATTCCATCCGCACCTGCGGTCATGAACTTGCGCTCAGGATGGTAGTACATCTGCACCAGCATCAGGATACAGCGGTGCATCTCACGCCACTCGCTGTTGTTGCGCATGAGAATTGGGCCCACTTGTTGGTCTGATTCGGCCTCGATAATCGCCATAGCCCGCCCGTTGGGGTCAGACATGGAGATACCAGCTTCCTGCTCGGTAACCGCAGCCTGCATCCGTATATCAGCAGCGAGTTGCGCATTGCGTCGAAAGATATCAGCGGGCACTGGTGGCGGGCTCTCGAAGTAGTTCCGCCCCGCAGCCGCATTGTAGCTCACGACCTGAGCGGACGTAGCCGACAGCTCATCAGTGGTGATACGGGAGCCGATGGCCTTGAAGAACTTGGGCCGGAGCAGAAGCTCCACATGCTCACGAATCTGGGTCTCGATTTGGTTGATTTCACGCTGCCGGTGCCACGCCTGCGCAGCGAAGGGCTCACGCCAGAACTCCCCATCGTTCTTATCGAACCCGAAATGGTAGAACGGGAAGCGCCGGAATGCCCCATACGGGGAGTCCATCACCTGCACGACGAGATCGTTCACCATGTACATGATGCGACCATGCCGATACATCGGAGTCGGGGCCTCATGGAACTCAAACACGTAGCAGTGGTCATCGAGTTCTTCGATGGTTCCGTAGCTGTCGATCTGGTTGTAGCGAAGCTCAGCTGTCCGGTCGGTCATAATCCCGTCATCGCTGCGGAGGATGTTTCCGAACTCTGGGAACCTTTGACGCGCTGTGGCAACAGGCACAACCTCACGGAAGCAGACCATCTGGGCCTGCTCTAGGGACTCCGCACCCGGGTCAATGAAGACGTCACGAGGGTCCCGAACGTGAACCTTCACGTCGCCCTCATTGGCCTCAACCAGGTCGGGAATTTCTTCGCCCTGGGGCAATGGCCCCAGCTGCTCATACTCCGGCGGACCCGGAGGTGCATCAGGCATTACCCCGGTAGCCGCATAGGACTCTTCCGCCATAGCCATGGTTGCTTGCATCTTCTGCTGCATGAGCATCATCTCTTGCTCGCGCTGAAGAGAGCATTGAGGGCATTCCTCCCCGAGTAGCTCATCGCCATAATCGTAGAAGTCACAGACCTCGCAGAACGTGATGTCAGCACCCGCCGAATAGTCCCAGCTCACCTGCATAAAGGCGTTACCCGCCCACGGTAACTTGTTGTTTACGTCCAGGTATTTGACGTCGAGGTTCTCTTTGCGCCGAACGTACTGAAGGAATGCGCTCGCTGCGCGGGCAGCATGCTGCTCTTCAACGTCTGTGGTGGCAGGAAGCACGGTGCAGGTCGGGATGCTCCGCGTCAATTTCCCGACAAGAGATCTAGCCGTTGGCCGTAACACATTGTTTACACTACGCAATCTCTTAGAGTCCTCCGCCGTAAGGCGAACAACCTCACCGGTGTCCTTGTGTCTAACAACTAGCTGGTCTCCCTTGAGGTAAAGACGGAACAGCTCCCAGTCCCGGTCGTACGCGGACCTGGATTCGTGTGACTTGATGAACCACTCCTGGAGATTTGTCCCCAGCTTCTTCAGGTCATCCGATTGGGTGTGTGAGTCTGGCGGGGTATACCCGTCAGCAATCCCGGCAAAGTCCTGGCTGTCACCGTCCTGAGGCATCAGTATTCTCCGTCGTCACTCGCTGCCTGGTTCTTCTGGGCAAAGGCCTCCGAAGCGCGGGACTTGGTAGCAGCCCGCTCCATGAGCATCTTGTGAATCATCTTCTGGTATTCCATCATGTCACCCCCGCCCGGAGCCTCATTCGGCTGCTGCATCTGAGCTGGTGGCGGTTGCTCGTTGGGAAGATACTCCGGGTCAACCGGGAACCTCCCCGCATCAGCTACCGGGTTCTCAACCGGCT